ATCCTCTTATTGAGGGTCATACGTCGCAGTTCTCTGGCAATCAAGGAGCTAGCTGGTCCACTACTGGAACTAGCAGCTACACGATTGCCGACTATTACGCTTCAACTGATGGGGTTGAGATTCCTCAATTCCACAAGAAAAGGCGTAATGGCGAGATACTGCCATATACCCCCTTTACTCAAGTGGAATATTCTCTAAGAGAATCTCCAAGTGAGTATACACTTGCCACCCAAGGGTGGAATAAGTGGTACAGGGGTTTGGGTCCATGGATACCCACACAGTCTCTCGTCACCCGGGCTGCTCTGTCAGGGGTGCTATCACCGTACCACGAGGATCTTGATCCTAGTGGTGCCGTTTTAGCAGCCGCCTCACAGATATACAGTCAGGGACACGATAGTCTCACCTTTATTGCGGAGTTCCGTAAAACCGTGTCCTTGTTTAAGGACCTTAAAAAGCGGTTTAAAGAGCTCATGCAACTGTCAAAAGTTGCGCAAAATTGGTTAGAATATCGGTACGGATGGCGCATTTTGTGGTACGACATAGTCGAACTTAACAAAGTGCTCTCTTCGTTAGACGAGAAACGGAAGCGCTTCACGCATAGGGCTGGATCTCAATCCAACCATATTGCGACATCTACTTACGAGTATAAAGAGGGTACATCTCTAACGGCCACATGGTCCGTTATTGATACTATCCATGTTTCTACTCGTGGTAATGTAACCGCGGATATCCAACCACCTAAGTTCCAATTCAACCCGGCCATAACTGGCTGGGAATTGATAAAGTTTTCCTTTATCATAGATTGGTTTTTAGACGTTGGTACGTGGCTTGAAGGGCTTTCCTTCTTAGTGACAGTGGAGGAGTATACTGCTGCTGGTGGCATTTATGCCACTATCAACAGACGGATAACCCCCACTGGATATACTGTCTATCACCCCACATATACGTGGGACTTAGATCAGGGATCCAGTGAGGCTAATCTTATCCTCACCACTCGAACGCCTATGACAATACCTTTACGTCCGTTCTTCAATGTCCGTCTGGACATTGGCAAGATCGCTGATCTTGCGGCGATTGCTTACGGGCTCCTGAAATCGGGAGCCTTTTCGCGATCGTTAAGACTATAAAGGAGATACATCATGGCCGCAATGGCTACTGTGCTCACTGAGTTTGCCGATAATGGAAACTCTCGTACTTATACGCAGGCTACCCACACCGCTTTAAAGCCGGTGTTGGTTCTGCAAAAGCGTAAGGTACCTTCTGGCAACGAGGTTGTAATCGAGGACACTGTCACAGTGCTCTCAGCAACCGAAGATGCTAATGGTGACGTTCTACCGTCACGTGTTACGTTCACAGCCACGATTCGTCGTCCTAAAGACGGCATCGCAGCTGATGTAACAGCTATGTTGGCAGTCTTCCGCGATGTTATCGCGGGCGACGAATTTGCCAACACTGTGAACACCCAAGAATGGCTGGTTTAAGCTTAAAGCCGCTTAAAGACCTGCTCAATATCATCAACGCCCTCAAGAAAGTAAAATTCTTTACTAACTTGATTCAGGTGTTGAAGTTGTTGAAACAGGTCGGCTTTAGCTCAATCTCGCCTATAGCACGAATACTACTTTTGGTAGGACTCGTACTACTCTTGGCCTTCGCAGAGCAGTTCGCTTTTGGCGACTACTTACGCTGGTAAC